AGTCCTTTAATTCTGGTATCTGCAAGGATAGGTGATTCTTCATCTTTCCATACGATTGAGAGATAACGGAAAGCGTCTGCGCTATGGCTAGTCCAATCATGTTTTGGGCGATCCCGAAATACTTTTTTATCATCATCCCATTCCCGTTGATATTGACGCAAACATTCGATACCTTCTTCGCATCTATTATCGAACCAAGCACGGGTTAATGCAAGCCTTGATGCTTGAATTCCGTCCTGAAGTGATAGGTTTGGAACGATTTTTAGATGTTTTATGTCAATTTTTGTCGAAATTTGTTCAATTATACTCTTACCACCTGATGCCAATGTTTTAGCTCTAGCGTCATGAGGAAGATAATGGTAGCCATATTTGTAACCGAATTCATCTTCTTTTTGTTGCAGTAATCCTGTATAGAAAGGCACGGCTTGACCGTTAGACGAATGGTGGTCTAAAACCCGTATCTCCCCGTAAACCACTTGAAACCACCAAATCGATGTACTGTCGTTAAATCCCAAATCCCAAGCGGTATGGCAAGGAAACATAGGGTCATAATCCACAGTAGTAATGCGGTCAAGATCAGTAATCCTACGCATTTCTTGTCCATAATATGCTCCGATAATGGCTGCTTCAAATGAGCATAAGAACTCTTGCTCGTATTGGTTACTAGACATTGTGGCTTGAGCATCCAGCAATTCTGCTTCAGGCAATAGTCCTGATTGATCTGCCCGCAAAGTCTTAACATACCAACTATCTGATTTTAAAGCGTTATTGTAGATTTCGTAGAAGCTATTATGACCCTTTGGAGTTCCAATAAAGGTAGCCCAGCCTTGTCTATCGGTTAGCAATGGGCGGACAATCTCGCCCCACATACGGGGCTTCATGTCAGCATATTCGTCTAACACTACGCCATCAAGGTAAAGTCCACGCAAGGCATCAGGATTATCAGCACCAAACAGCCGTATTTTTGCCCCATTGACTAGCTCTACCCACAATTCTGATTGATTAGCCTTAACGATAGCTGGCTCTGCAAACTTTAAAAGGTAATCCCAAGCGATGTTTTTAGCCTGAGCATAATAAGGTGCAATATAGGCGTACCGTGCATCGGGCTTCTTTTCCATGATAGCCCTACGGATAATGTCTGCTATGGTAGCTACAGTCTTACCTGCTCGTCTATGGCATACCAATACAGCCCAGCGTTGCTCCCTGCGGTGAAAGTCAAGGAACGCTTCCCTAGCCTTGTAAGGGTATTCGTACCGCTTAACGACTTCTTTCAATCTAAAAACTTATGTTCGTGAATGACTTTAACAGGCTGATCTTCGTCACCTGAATGTTCAGTTCTAGCCAGTTTAGGCAAATGATATTCCATGACGCTTTGCAACATACCGAAAGCCTTCTCAGGATTAGGTAATACTATGAATTTATCGTCATCGTTTTTAACGCCTTCAGCGACCTGTTCTAGCCACTTCTGCATACTGGGTGCGTTACCCTCTACGAACTGTGCTATCGCTTCCCTAGCCATCGCTGTGGACTTATTAGGGCTACCTTTTGGTCTGCCTTTGGGATTATTTGTTTGTTGTTTAATTGCCATACCTTACCCAAGTGGTTGATTAAGATAGGTTAATTCTACTCTATTCTTGTGGAATTGGCCAACGCATTTCGCCTACTGGTGACATAAATGGGCTTTGACCTTGTGCTTTACGATAGTTAGCCCATTGTTCAGCTTTTTTGTACATCTCATTAGTAGGCTGTTGATTGTTTAATAAGGCGTTAATGTCTTGCTGGTTCATAGCAGGATTAATCATTGGGTATGAACCGTTATCGTTACTGGCTGATAACTCAGTTGATACTTGTCCTGTTTGGTTTGGCAAATATCCGTAAAATCCGCTGCCTTTAGGCAAAGATACCTCATCTAGACTTTCAACATGGCGAAATCCATGCGGTGCAATACCTCTAAGGGCATTGGCAATCATCATAGGATTAAATTTGCCGTAATCAGCCATTTACTTTACTTCTTTATCCAAGTCTTTGACTTTATTAGCGATCATCTTTCTGCGAGCGATACGATCAGCTTGGTTCTTCTCATAAGTAGTTTCTTTATGATTACGCAATAAAGCATCTTCCTTTTTGTATTTATGTTCCATTGGTTTCATTTGTAATCTTTCATAGCTTTTTCTAGATGTACTCTAGGTTTTGCGGTTTTAGCCGATTCTTTAAAGTCTTTAGCCGTAGGTGCGCCTTTGCTTCCGACCTTACGCATATGTTCTACAGGTTTACCCTCAGCCTTTTCATGCTTAATTCGTTCCTGCTTTGCATGGATGTTTGCATATAATCCGTTTTTCATGAGCATCCCCATCTTTTTAAGCTTGCTTTAGCTCTTGGTGCATCTCCTTTAGCGTGGGCTACAACGCCTTCCATACGAGCGCAAAAGCTGTTATGTCTGCTACCGCTTTTTTGCGGTGCTTGTAAATGTGATCCGTTTTTAGCGTTGTATTCCGCTCTGCCTTTAGCTGTCATACCTGCACCTTCGCTGGTCGGTAGATAATTCTTGCCCTTACCAGTAGTAGTCTTAGAAATAGGCTTATCGTGCTTATCCATAGCGGCACGAATGGCATCCTTGCGGTTCATTTTTTACTAAACTTTTCTAACTCTAATGCAAGTCTAGCTCTACGGCCTTCTTTGCCTTTAGCTTCTGCGGCTTTTTCAAGCTTGCTTTTAGGAATAGTCTTATCTTCAGGAACGCCAAGTTCTTTCTTTAATGCGCCCTTATGCTTAATTGCACCTGCGATCCAGTTAGCCATTACATTTCACCCATTTCAGTTTTTTTGGATTCTTTTTTGGTTTCGCCTTTTTCTTCGTTAGATTTCATGTGCTTTTTATAGGCTGCTTCCAATACATTCTTACGAGCTTTAGCCTTGTCTTGAACGCTTAGGGCAATCGCTAGGGCTTGGCGTGGTGGCTTGCCCGCTGCTTCTTCTGTCTTGATATTACGACCAACTGCTTCGGGCGATTTAGATTTGTCGAGTGGCATATTAACCTTTGAATTTGAGTAAGTAGATGGTGGTATCGATCTCTTGAGCGATGTTATCGATTAGTTGGCAAATCTCTGTGTCAGTAGGCAGGTCAGCCCGAGCGTCTTTTACAAAAGCTTGCAATGATTGTAAGTATGCCAGCGGTTCTTTAGGCATATGGTAAACGCTTGGGAATTGGGTAATCTGACCATAAACACCGAAATAAGTTTCGGCAAGCTGGTCTGTTAGCTCAATAATATTTTCGTAGAACTTGCCCAGCGTCTTGTGCTTGGCGTAGGATTTGGTAGCCCAATGGAAAAAGTGGGTATTAGTCCCTGAATGTAGCAATGTTGCTAGGAATAAAGCCATCGATTTTTCCATAAAACGCTCCTTTAGCGATATTTTACTCGACTTTTCTGATAATTCCCAACATTCTCATAGCCCCATCGATGCTATCAATTCGGCAAACTGCACCGCCACGCCACTTGCCTAAAAACTCTAATTGGTCAGGCGTATATTTGGCTTTGGCATCACGCTTTACTTCTACTAATATGGTTTCTCCAGCATAACCTACCAAAAGATCAGGACATCCATGTTTCATCGATGCTAAAGAAACAACAGTTGCACCTGCTTTACGCAAAGCTTCAACAATTTCTTTTTGATTTGTGTCTATTCTTGCGTATGTCATTGATTTAACTTTAAAATAGATTAGTATTGGCTAACTTTACCACTATAAAGGTTCGTATGGGATTCACTTCAACGATCAACGATAAAGACTTTATTAAACTTTGGCAAGAGTTAGGTAGCCCGACATTAGTGGCTAAAGAAACCAAAATGACACCCCGCAGCATTATGAATAAAAGGGCTGCAATGGAAGCAAAATATGGGATTGAGTTACCTACCCATAATTCCCAACGAGATAAAAAGAAACCCAAAAAAGTAGAGATGACCCCACATAATGTAAGAAGGGGAATTGATATTAATAAAGTAAAGCGAGTAATTGTATTTTCTGATGCTCACTTTACCGATACGACCACTACAGCATTTAAAGCTTTGCTGTTAATGATCGATACATTTAAGCCTGAAGTCATTATCTGTAACGGTGACGCATTTGACGGCCAAGTTTTAAGCCGTTTTCCATCGATTAATTACGACCAAAAACCTACCGTACTTGAAGAATTAAAAGCTTGCCGTACCCATTTAGATGAGATTGTTAAGCATCGACCTGCTGGCTGTCGTTTGATTTGGACATTGGGTAATCACGACATGAGGTATGAATCATGGCTGGTAAATAAAGTCCCTGAATATAGCGGTGTAGATGGCTTTAGTCTTAAATACCATTTTCCTGAATGGGAAACTTGCTGGTCTTTTTGGATTGGCGAAGAAACTATCGTAAAACACCGATTTAAGGGTGGCCGTATGGCAGGTTATAACAATCTGACAGCAGCGGGGAACACGAACATTATTACAGGTCATACCCATGTTTTATGCGCATCCCCCATTACAAACTATCAAGGCACATACTGGGGCGTTCAAACAGGCTGCCTAGCCGATCCATACTCCAGCACCTTTGAATATTGCGAAGATAGCCCTAAAGACTGGCGTTCAGGTTTTGTAATGCTTTCTTTTGATCAGGGTCGTATGCTCATGCCTGAATTAATCATGGTAACTGACGAAGAAAATGGCGAGTTTGAGTTTAGAGGTTGTATCAATAAAGTATGAAGCTAACACCTGAAATTATAAAAAACTTATACAGCACTTTATATTGCTGTTATCCGTTTACTAAATGGAAAATGCCGTTGCCTGAAGAAATTGATTTTCAGGTTGATAAGCACGATAAAACAGCTTATGGCAGTTATATGTACGATACAGGTGACGATTACGAACACACCATAGTTATCTCATCTGCTTTATGCGGGCATATGATGACAGTTATCCGTACGCTCGCACATGAAATGGCCCATTGTAGTTTTCATACTCAAAAAGGTGATAAATGGGCGCATCATTCCAAACAGTTTAAAACTCGATGTCACATAATTGCAGCTGAATTAGGTCTTGATCCCCTAGAACTTTAATCATTTAGCCATGAAGTAAAGCCCAATATTGGCTGTGGCATACGATACATAGGTTATACCCATAGGCGTATTGCCTTTAATGACTTGCTCTATACCGATATAGGCATAAATCAGTCCAGTTACGATAATTAACCAACTACTCACCTAACAGTTCTTTCGTCTGTTCGAGTAATTCTTCTTCCGTGATAGCGTACTCCCGTTCAAAGCGTTTTCGACCCATTCCGTGAATACTGGTATTTGATCCTCGATGGTGGTATGGACATAAGGGGATAACAGGGGCATCACTTCGTCTGCCAGTTCGTCTAATGTGATGGAGTTCCGCTGGTGTTCCCGCATTGCCCTGATGCCTACATAATGAGCATCCCAAATCTGCAACTTTTCTGTAATGTTCTTTTTCAAGCTTAGTGGCCATTAATATAGTCTACGGTCATCTGTTCTAACTTCTCTGCGCTATCGGCAATATCAACGCTTAATTCCAGCATTTGCGTGGCATTGGATGATTTAAGGGCTTCGTCATACATCTTACATAAAAGCTTGAGGATTAAAAATTCTTCTGTAACTTTGAGGGTTGTCATTTTAATATCCGATCTGTATTACGGTTAGATACTTCTAAGGTTTGCCAAGTGGCGTGTCTAAGTCTAGCGGCTTCGAGTTCCCATTTAAGCTTTTCTGCGTTTTCCGTAGCTGCTCCAATCGCTTTACATAAATTCTGATAAGCTTCGCTTCGATAAGCTTCACGCTCCTGCGCCCCGAGAGATTGTTCGCTAGTTTCAGCCATCTTGATAGCTTTGAGCGAACTTTTGTATGCTTCAAGTTGCGCCAACTCACCCTTTGCCTGTGCATATTTACCTGCGTTCTCTAGTATAAAGTCTATACATTTATTTGGGTCAATCTCTCTCATTTGCCTAATCTCTTTTTAATTAACATTTTCATTTCCGCTTCGGTTTCGGGGTTTTCTTTTAAAAGTTTAACCACGACTTCCCAGCCACGCCTTTTTGCTATGCCAATATACCAATCAACTAAGTATTGTTTAGAGTTCAAGAACCCACCTTACTTTGTCCGCTTTGCTTTGTAATGCGTTTCTTTGGCGTTTTTCATTTGACCAATCTTGAAACTTACTGACAGTATCAAGCTTCCAATTAGCAGCCTTATAAATCGTTCCAGTATGAACTTCTGTGTCTTGATAAGAAACCAATTTAGTCACATCAGGAAATCGTTTTTTAATATCTTTAACCATCTTAGAAATCATCCAAGTAGCCGTAAATTTAGGTGCATCAGGAGCTACTGCCAATCGTCTTAATTCTAACCAAACTTGATCTTTAGCCATACGATTACCAGCAACAGGATCAGTCCACATAGCAACTGCAAAACAATGGTCTTGATACTCTGCGCCATAAAATACCTTATGGGCGTTCCTAATCATATTTGAATGGCTGGTTACTGGTAAACGACTATGCCAATCCATGTTTTTATCCATTGCATAATTTACACCAACTTCTCTTAAATTCATAAATGTAGGCGATGCAGGAGCAATACGCTCTTGCATAAACAAATCCATCATAGTTGTTCTTCAAGTTGTTTAATCTTCTGACTAATCCTTGATCTTAATGCTTGCCAGCCT